GTCGTCGGGGAGAAACTACGCTGCACGCGATGCGGGCAGCGCGGCCGGTGCATGTTCATCCTTCACGGGAAGATGCTCCGATAAGCCCAAATTTTGCAACCGGTTTCACCGTTTCAACTTTGCAACCGGTTTCACTGTTTTCACTTCGACTCGATCAGCTGTGCGACCGCGCTCTCATCGCCGTCGCAGAACAGTTGCGCGAGGATGCGTGTCACTCCTGCGAACGTGTAGAACTCTGTCCCGGTCGGCAAGCTCGTCTCCACCTCTGCCGGAACCGATAGCCTCCACACGTCCACCTTGCGACTTTGACCGGGCTCATATTCTTGAAGGCCGAAGATCATGATGGGGGACCGGGGGTCACCTCCCGGAGGAGTGAAGGCGTAGGTTTGTGTGGTGATCAGCATCTTGCGCTCGGCTCCAGCACGACACACGCTTGCATAACTGCATCGCGAGTCAAATCAATGCCTAGGGGTCGAAGTTCTCTTCGAGGCTGGCGACCACGTCGCGCACATGGCTGTCGGTGTAGGTGATACGCCATTCCGTCGCGATCCATTGCCGGGGCGTTGTCTCGCCCGGCATGGTCCACATGAAAGGCAGATACCCCTTGCGCCCGGCAAAGAACGCAACAATCGCGTTGGCCTCCGCCGTGCTGATGACAGCGAAAGACGCCTCGAATGCCACCGGGTTTGCATTCAGGCCATCGCCGGAGCGCTGGGCGTAGCCGTCGCCGAAGTCGGCGCGGCGGACACGGGGCTTGTAGCTGGCGGAGGAGCCGGCCGATATGCCGGCCGCTCCCGGCGGGGTGAAAGTCGGATAGACCATCAGCCGAACCTCCCTTTATTGAGCATGCCACCGGGGCGGGACTGCTTTTCGGTGAAGCCGTACATTTCCTTCTGCATCTCCTCCCTGATGGCCTTGGCGATTTGCTCGCCATAAGCCTTGTCGGCCTCGGGGCCACGGGAGCCGCCTTCCACCGCAACACTGATGGAGGGGGCAAAGGTCATGGTGTTGCTGCTGCCGCCAATCATCGGCGAGGCCATGCCACGTCCTACGCCTCCGCCATCGGCAAGGGCAGGGACGCGGCCCGAATTGATGGCTTCGAGGAGGGCGCGGTGCTTCGAGGTGGCGGCAGCGTTCACCATGAACTCGCCATTGGATGCGAGCACCGGAACCCTGTCGTCGCGGGGGCCGCCGGGGCCATAGATCATGCCGCCACCGGCCCGGCGCTGCACCTTGGGGGCATGCTTGGAACTGCTAACCTCTCCGCCGTTGGCGAGGCCGAACAGATTGAAGAGCCATCCGAAGATGCCGCCCAGCCCGCCACCGCCTTCGCCGACTTCCTTCACCTCGAAAATCGCAGTCAGAAGCTCATCGAAAATTCGGTCGGACAGCCGGCCGATGGCATTGCCAAGGGCCTCAAGCGGCGGCACGCCATTCATAATGTCGGATCGAAACCCACCAATGAAATCGCGTGCGGCATCGGCGGCCGTCTGCATGCGGCGCTGCTGCTCGTCAAGCTGCTCGTTTTCCTGATGGATTTCCTCATTCAACGCGATGATGCGCCGGCGCTGTTCTTCTGTCGCTGCCGATCCAGCACGGCGGGACGCTTCCGAAGCGCGGCGCTCGGCGTCGGTCGCGCCGATAAGGCGAAGCTCTTCCTCAAGCTCGGCGATCAGGTCTAGCACCGCCTGCCGTTCACGCTGTGCAGCGGCGGCGGCAGTGTTGCGGGAAGAACTGCCGAAACCGCCGGGCGGTGGCGTGGGAGGCGTCCAAGGCGTGTCTGTCACTTGCATCGGCGCGGTGCGGCTGTCCACAATGCCGCCGATGCGGGCCTCTTCATCCGCGATGTCGGCAAGGCGCTGCCGCTTCTCGGCTATGGCCTGATCGTAACGCGCGGTGCGCCCGGTCGCGTCGTCGGTGATGCTGGCGCTATCCTGCTGCTGCGCCCGTATCTCGAAAATCTCTTTCTCGATTTTGAGGCGTTCGGCACCAAGGTCTTTCAGCTTCTGGTCGAGGGTGCTTGTCCGCTGGTTTTCAAAGGCGCGGAAGCCGTCAATGAACTCGCTCAAGCTATGCGCGGCCGACACGATGGCGGATTTCAGCGCCATGCCCACGGTGTTCGCGATGGCGTTGAACTGCCGGTCCACTTCGGCAGCCTTCTTGATCAGCTCATCATCCAGCACCTGCCCAAGGTCATGCGCGGCGCTGATGGTCTTACGGATGCCAGCCGCGCCCTGATCCAGCAATTCCACGAAACGCTCGCCAGCGCTGCCGCCGAACAGTTCATCGGAAATGCGTATCTGGGCGGCCTTGTCCGTCTTGCCCAGCCGGTCGATAATCTCCAGCAAGAGGGCGGACGGGTCTTTCAGCTTCACCTTGAGGTCGGCGGCCGAATAGCCCAGCCGCATGAAGGCTTCGGAGGCGCTGCCCTTGCCGGTCTGGGCGAACTCGTCACCACGTAGGGACAGCTCTTTCAGGCCATCCGTAAGGGCGTCCACAGGAATGCGAGCCTGTTCGGCGACGTAGCGCCATTCCTGAAATGCCTTGGCGGATACGCCGGCCCGCTTCGCTTCATCGCCGATCTGCGCAATGCCCTTGGCGACTTGTCCTACCTGTCCGATCATGCCGGCAATGCCACCGGCCGCCACGCCAGCGAGGAGGCCGGCACCGAAGTTTTTGAACCCGGCACCGACGCGGGCGGCTGCCTGCCCCATGGTGGCCTCAAGGCGGGTGGCGGTTACCTTGGCCCGGTTCTCCACACGCTGGAAATTGTCATTCGCGACCTTGCCGGCCTTCTTAAAATTGCGCTCGAAATCCCGGATGCGGGCTTCAAGGGCGACGACAAGTTGCTCTGTTTCGGTAGCCATGGGGGCCTCCTTCACCAGACCATATCGGCCGGCGTGATGTTCGGATCATCGAAGATCGATTTCGTCTGGCCTTCACCAGCGGAAGCACGCGCAACGGCCATCGCGGCGGCAACAGCACCATCGATCTTGTCGGCGGATTTGCTCTTGTTGAAACTCTTGTTCCCCTTGCCGTCATCCTGAATGGCGATGTTCGCGAAGTTCCACCGGAGCACGGGATGGCCGCCATGCCGGAAGCGGGCGGCAAGGATGGCACGTTCAAGCTCTTTGATGGCCGGTCCCATCGTCATCCAGCCCTGCCGGAACGTCACAACGGGATAGCCGTCGTCTAGCAGGCTAGACATGATCTGGCCGCCATAGTGGGGGTCGAAGGCGATTTCGCGCACCTCGAACCGGTCGCAAAGATCGTGAATGGCGGCCTCAATCACACGATAGTCGGTGACGTTGCCGGGCGTGGTGGTGATCCGGCCAGCCCTCACATGCTCGCTATAGGGGAAGCCGGATTGCGCCTCCCGCTTTTCGAGGTTGTCGGCCGGCATGAAGAAGAAGGGCAGCACGATATAGCCCTCTTCCTGCGCGGGATCGTGGAAGGCCGCGACCACAGAAGACAGGTCGTCGGTGCTGCCAAGGTCTACTCCGATCCAGCATGGCAGGCCGAGAAGAGCCTCTTCATCAAGGGGGGTGTTGCCCTGATCATAGGTGGCCATGTCGACAAAGGGCGACGTGCTCTTGTCCAGCCACATATTGAGATGAAGCATCTTGAACGCGTCGCGGGCACCGGGACTGTCTTCCGCTTCACGGGCGAGCTTCCGAAGACCTTTCAGGCTGGGGTAGCCGTAAGGCAGGCCGGGATTGGCAAGGGGCCAAAGCTCCTCGTCTCGCCAATCCGCCTCCGGCGGCACCTCAAACATGAAGACCAGCGTTTCCGGGTCCACGATCTCGCCACGGGCGATCTTGCGGGCGCGCTCGATTACCTCATATCCGATGGTATCCTGCCCACGGCCGCCCGTGGTGATGGTGATGCGCAGGCTATTGTCGGTCTTCGCAAGGCCAGTGGCTATCACGTCCCATAGGTCGCGCTTCTTCCATGCGTGGATTTCATCGCACAAGGCAAAGACCGGGGTGCGGCCGTGCTGGGTGCCGTGATCGTTGGACAGGGCCTCTAGAAAAGAACCGTTCGGAAACTGGATGGTGTTCCGGTAGTCCTGTAGGCGGATCGTCTTCGTAGGGTCGGTGGCGCGGTTTGCCTGCCCCTTCTTCCAAAGGCTCGCATCGCCCGAATGCAGGATGCTTTGCGCCTCGGCATAGGCAATGCGAGCCTGCTTCTTGTCGCCTGCTGCAAAGACAACCTCGCCACCGGGAACCGCTTCCGGGCCATGCGTATGCAGCAATGCGAGCGCCGCACCCAAAGAGGTCTTGCGGTTGCCGCGCCCGATCAGCACCACAACGTCAGAAGCGATGCGAAAACC